ACGACCTCTACGAGTACTGACTGAGAGAACTAGGTCAGAGATGTCTGCGATATCAGTAGCATCGTCAAACTCTAATCCATCTGTAAAATCTACAATGACTTTGAGAACTGGGTCAGCCATTAGATTGCCCTCAATGCAGTTGTGTCAGTACGGCGGATATTAGTCTGCTGGCCTGCTACGTTAGCATCTAGCAATCCTTTGCGAACTGTGCTCACTAGATCAGTAGCAGAAGTGACAGAGCCTGCGACATGGACATTGACGTTCATTGAAGCGTTAGGGTTAATCTTGGCTGAATATTTAGCAGCAAGGTCAGCATTGCCATTTTCGATGGCTTGCATAGCCAGGAGACGATTCTTAGCATCTGGTGAGATATTGCCTTTGAGGGCAGCTGCGATGCTTATCTTCTTTAGGTCGAACATGGCTGCTGCTTTAGCAATCTTAGTCTGTGCTACTTGTGCGGCAGTAAGTTTAGTAATTGCAGTCGTATTTTTGGTAATTGGATTATTAAGGTAAGTACCTGACTGAATTGGATTCTTTTGCTTTGCGACTTCTGCTTTGCGACGAGCCTCGGCTCCAAGGTCTGCAAGCATGCTATAAGGCCCAATCTTGTTAAGAGTGCCTAATACCTTGCCCACTACGCCCATGCCAGGAATCTTTTGAATTTCTGCAATCATTATTCCAATACCACGAATAACGTCAGCGGTATTAGTTGCCAGTTTTTCCATGTCTGCGGCTAGATTAGATATGCTCTTATCTTTGCTAATTGTCTTCAAAGCATCAATAAGCCCCACGCCGATAATCTCTTTGACATTCTGGGATGCAACGCCTAACTTGGCTACTGAGCCTGCAAAAGTATTGGCAGACTCTGTTGCAGCGCCTTTAAAAGTTGCCGCTAACTGGGTTGTGACTTCATCAAAAGATTTAGTCTTTAAATCAGCCTTAGAGATGCCAACGCCTAGCTTAGATAGGGCTGTATTAGATCCGAGATATGCCTTGCTTAACGCTGAAGTAACTGAGTCTAAATCCTTACCAGTTGAAGCGCTGATATCTAAAGCAAGGTTAAGCAGCTTCTGAGATTCATAAGTTGAATGTGTGGCAACGGCTAAACGCTGATAGGCAGGACGTAACTTATCGTCCACAATCCCGAACTCAGTTTGAAGTCTTTGAATGTAAGATTCTGAAGTAGCTGCATCTCGACCTAAGCCAACATTCTTTAACGCTAGGGCTAATTGCTGTTGAGCGCGCTGGTCATTAGCAGCAGCCATGACTGAGGCTTTGCCAAAGTTCACGACTGCTGTTGTGCTATAAGCAGCTCCAAAAGCCTTAGCAACATTCTTTACGCTTTTAGTCAGTTTTTCAGTTGAAGTTTCTGCCTGCTTAAAGGCTTTTTTACCAGTGAACTCCGCCGCAATGCTGATGAATAAATTACTCATTTAATCCTCGCTTGGAATCGTTTGTTAGCCTTTTCAATAGCCTTACGAACCCCATCGGTGGCTTTGCCATGATCTTCTTCAAAAGCCCTGAACATGGCTCGACCTTCCATCTTGCCCTTGCCCTTCATCTGGCCTACTACTTTGCCATTGAGGTTACGAACGAAAGTGGAGTTAGGATTCTTACGACCAGCAGTCTCATAGATTGCTCCAGCTGCGGTCTTATTAAGAATTGTGGCAAGAGAGCGAAATCCCTCACGATTAGGCTTAGATGGCGTTGTCTTGTAGGTAATACCAGAACGCGCTGCCTTGTAACTGTATAAAGGGAACTTACCCATTGCATTAGGACGGTCACGCCATCCGCTAAGGATTTGACTATCACTTGGAAGATAGCCTCTAGCAGCCTTAACTACTGGCTTTAAGAATGAGGCTATTTCCTTAGGCATCTCTTTAGACAAGTCTGGAGCATAGTTACGAAGAGCCTTGCGAAGGTCTAGGCCGCCTTTGACTGTGACTGGCATTAACTTCCCTTCGCTCGGTCTTCCATAACTTCCAGCATCATCTTAAACATTGGCGTATCCAAATCAATTAGATACTGTGGCGCGATTCCTAACTCGCAGCTCATTACAGCTACAAGATAGGTGAAGGAATCACGCCCTAACTTAAAGGGTCATCGTCTAGGACCTCTACTTTTTCAAGAGATTCTAGAAAATCAACCCCAAAAGGTTTGACGGTCTCACCAGATCGTCGAATACATTCCCAAGCGACCCAATATACATCGGATTGCTTTTCATCATCACGAAAGGCTTTGAAGAAGCCCTTCTTGGCATATTGTTCGAAAGCGAACTCAACGGCTGGTGTAATCTGATGCTCAGTTACTACGCCGCCCACCCTTGTTACTTTTAACTTTGCCATGATTAGCCCTTTTCTTTAGTTGTTAGAATGTGCCTGTTGTGGCTACTGCAACTGCGCCGATTACGTTCCAAGTAACAGACTGCTTGCCTACATCTTGTCCGCCCATTACATCCTGAGTTCCATTGACTAGAACTGAAAGAGTGTATAGCGGGTTAGTTGCAGAGACTGCTGTTCCCTTTGTCTGTAGTAGTACCACAGAGATAACAGTACCCCAAGTTGCTTGAAGTGTTGCTAGGACGTTCGCAGAAGCTGTGTCATTTAGGAAGTCGATTGTTACAGAAGATGATTCCAAGCCCTTAACGAACTTATGGCCTGTATCGCCCATTGCTGTTACTTCTAGTTCATCGAATGAACGGTTAAGAGTAACGGCTGTGACGTGATCTGATAGATCAACGCTATTCACCTTTACTCCGACATTGTTAGCTAAAAAAACTGCCATTTTTATTCCTCGTCTTTCTTAGGTGATTGCGCTGGCTTTGGTGCTGTTGGTTGGACTTGACCTATCTTGATTAGGAAGGCTTCCAACTCTTTTTCATAATCAGACATGATTAACTCCAACTCGTTAGGATTGAGATTGATATTTCAGATGTCAGCAAGTCACCAGATGCGGCATTGAGAACACCAGGAGCCGAGACTGTACCAACAGTGAAAACTAGGGATGAATCTGCGAGCTTGTTAAACACGCTCACGATTGTGTCTTCGATGCCTTGAAGGTTGCCCTCATTGTCGAAGAGTGGAACGGTCATAAGAATCTTAAAGTTAGCCATAGGCGCAATAGTTGAATGCTGGCCATTAGTAGGCGTTAAGTAAGGGTCATCAGGACTGACAATGACTGAGTTAGCCATGATTGTCGCTGGTGGGAATGCGAAGGTCTGCCACTTGGAATCGTCTTGCAACGCCTCGGCTATCGTGGTCCTAAGAGTAGTGAGTGCAACTGACATTATCCGACCATCGAACGTGGGTCGAGAGTGTGCGCTAGTAATCCTCGCACCCTAGCCAGCAAAGTGTTACCCATGCGGTAGGGGGAAGGCTGGAAGTCTGGACTGCTGCCACCACTATTAGAGGTTTGGCGTGCCTGCCAGATATCAACAGCGATCATCAAAGCTGCTTCCTGTACTGCTGCATCTGCTGTGAAATCAGTATATGCATCCCCAAGGATTGTTCCATACGGTTCAATAGGATGTCTGGACTGTGCAGTTGTATGAGTTGTAACAAAACTAATTGAATAATCATTAACAGCGGTAATAGTTTTAGCACCGTTATATTTTGTTCCACAATTTGCGACTGTAACTGATTGCCCTACATAAAATACATTTGTAGTAGGTATATCAAGATAAAGAGTACCTACGCCCACTTCATTGCTATGAGCTACTGCAAATTGAGTTGAACTCCATAGCATAGGAATAATCGTTGCATCAGCGGCATCACAAGATGATTGAAGGGTTGCATCTGGGTACAAGGTACCGACACCAAGGGCTGAACGAAGTTCAGAGACTGTGCAGAGTGACATTTAATTCCCTTCTAAAGACTGAGAGGGGCAAGGGCTATGCCCCTCTCAGCGACTTAGTATCTAACTGATTAGGTTAGGTTGAAGCGGCGTACGCCTGCGCCGACCTTAGTGGCGATTGCGTAGTATCCGTAGACGGCAACCTGTAGGCGGCCGTTAGCAAGTGCTTGCACCTGGATTTGAGTCTGTGGAGACTCGTAGAATGTAACTGCTTCTGGTACAACCAAGAATGCAGAATCATCGATAAGTGTTGTAGTTGTCATGTGTGGATCAACGTACAAGTTCTGGCCCATTACTGTTCCAGTTAGTGATTGAACTCCGACGTTTCCTGGAGAGTTCATCGGTTGTGCTGCAGTGAACAGAGGACGGTTTGTTGTGTCTTCTGCTGAGATGATTGTCTCCCACCATGCTGTGTTAGCAATGATGTTCTTAGCAAACTTACCAGCTGCAAGATATGCTGCTGGAGTTTCCTTGGCGATGTAAGCCTTGAAGCCTGCGATTGTTGCAGCTTGTGTTGAAGCCGCAGTACCACCAGCAACGAGAGCAGCGACTACTGCTTGGTCAGTTGCCTTAGCGTATGCATACTGAAGTTCTTTGATGAGTTCAGCATAGAATGATGGACCTGAGCGGTCTAGCAATTCCCATGAGATGTTCTGAAGTCCAGCAGCCTTCTTGACTGTTGGTGTGATGTAGCCTGAAGCCATTTCAGTACCTGCAAGTGCTTCGCCTTCAGTTGAATCTGAATCGATTGTAGGTGCTGTAGTGATCTTAGGAATTGTGAAAGACATTC